AACCTCCTGATAGATGGCAATAAAACCCGTTATGGCATTGCTGAACTTTGGGTTGATGTTCCTGGTCAGGAAAGTGAAAAAACTGTCAATAAGAAGAGAGAAATTAATCGTGCTTGGACATATATTTCTAATGATTCTGCTGATGGCAGATTGACTAAATGTAAACTTCTTGGTAAGAATATGAGAAATTCACCTACACCTGATGTAGAAGCCTTCTTGTACGAAATTGCTGAGAAAAATCCTAAGCAAATCATTGATCTTTATACTAATGGTGATACTGCCCTTAGACTTCTCTTCATTGATGCTCGAGATAAATATGTAATTAAAAAGAAAGATGGACTTTTTGTCTATGCAGATACAATTCTTGGTAGTTCTGAGGAAGCTGTACTTTTCTTCTTTAAGCTTCCTGCTAATCAGAAGATTGTAGATATGATTAAATATGAGACCTACCCAGAATATATTCCAATGTCGGTAAGAATGGCAACTGCAGAAAATACAGTTCCGACTACTCCAGCTCCAACAATGGAGACTCCTAAATATGATAGTCCGACTTTTTCTGAACCTGCCGTAGAGGAGAAGAAAACTCCAGGTAGACCGAAGAAGAATTAATTAACTAGAAAATTATGACTGAACGTGAACTTTATGATGCAATTTTAATAGAGTGCAACAAGGTAGAAGCACCAACTCTTTTGCTTGAAGATTATGTTTATTTTGCGAACAAGGGCGTTCAGCAATATATAAACCAAGTTTATAATAGATATGATACTGATCAGCAATCTAGTGATGATTTACGTTGATTGCAAAATTCTGTAGCTCTAAATATTTCAAAAGATGAGATAAATAATTTCCCAGTTCCTTTGGAAAACCAATTATTTAGAGTATCTTTGCCTAATGATTATTTTCACCTTTTAAACTGCATAGTTCATTTTAAAAAGGTTGGATCTAAGAAAAGAAAATGTGGAAAAGATATAGCAGAAGAATATTCTTCATTATGTAGAAGATTAACTGCTGATCAATACCCTGATATTATAAAAAATAATTATTTCAAACCAAGTTATAAAAATCCTTATTTTTATATAAATAATGTTTCAGGAAACGAAGCTTCAAATAAAATGGAGATTAGATGTGGAGACACTAAATTATATGAGCCCGATCTTGTTTATATGGATTATATTAGAAAACCTAAACAAATTAACCTTACTTGGGATGAAGTACAAAATACAATAGATACAACGGAAGAATTAGAGTTTCCTGACTACGTTTGTTATGAGATTATAAATGAGATAGTTAAGCTGATACTTGAAAATAGCAGTGATCCTCGTTTGTCTACTAACTACGCAATGAATAAAACGGTAGGCTCAGTGAATCCAGAATCTTCTGGTAAATAATTAATTAATTTAAAATTTATTTTATTATGTCAATGTTTAAATACACTCATGAGATGATTCTCAATTCCCTCACTGCTGAGGATGGAACCGAGAAGGCACGTGCAATTGTAATTCCTTCTGGTGATGAAGTTTCCGCTAATCATATGATGTTCCGTAAGGATATGGAACTCAAGAAGGATGAAAAGGGATTTTCAATTCAGCGTTTTGGCGAGTATAAGACTCGTAACGTACTTGGTCAGAAGATGTTTAAGACTCCAGGTGTTCGTGGTAAGAAATCTGTAATGACAATTGAGTGCGATGGTTTGATTGCTAAGGATTCCGATGGAGTTTATGAGGCAGGTCTTTATAACTTTGTTTTCAATATTAAGATGCCTAACCGCTTCTACGGTGAATATGCACATCCTAATTATATGGGCTTCTTCAAACCAGTAATGATCGGTTTTGAGGTATCTCCAGCTCTCGCTGCTGATGGTTCTAAGCTTGCAACTGTAATTGCTAGAGATCTCAATCTTGTAATTCCTTCTAATAATAAGTTTGTTTATGTTAAGGCTGAGGGAACAAAAGTAATCCTCACAATTCCTGATGTATATGGTCACTTTGGTGAGTATCGTTTTGAGCGTTATGATCCTACAATGTGTGATTCTTGCCTTGGAGAGTACTTTGAGAGAGATGTAACTGATAAGATTACTGTAGAGGACGGTCTTGAGCCATTCTGCACTGGTCAGTGGTTGATTGAGAACTATCGCTTCCCTTCATATCCAAACGTACGTTATGCTGCTCTTAATGAGGATGAATATCCTATTGCTGGTGCTCTTTATACTGAGTATACCTTCACTTATTGCGCTAATCGTATTGGTTTTGGTGGTATGTCTGGTGTAGGCCAGGAGGTTTCTGCTGTTACTAAACATGTCCTCTTTGTAGAAAACTCTCTCGTAGAGGATTTCGAGAAGGTTATTAAGGACGCTGATATTGATATTGTTGAACCTGAAAATCCTTCAGCAGATAAGAAGATTGTTATTATTAACGCTGCTTCTATTTCTAAGGCTCAGGGATCTGTTCAGCTCACTGCTGACGAGTCTCCAGTTAAGGATAATGCTAGCTTTACTTGGACTGTAGTTTCTGGTCCTGCAACGGTTAGTGCTGATGGAGTTCTTACTCTTGATGAGAATGCTGCTATTGGCGATAAGATCGTTGTTAAGGCTTCTCTTGCTGGTTATACCGATGGTTCAATTGAGATTGAAGTAATTGCCTAATTTTAGGTTACGAAATATATGGCGGGTGGGCAAAAGCCCGTCCGCCTTTTTTATTATATTATGGAAATTAGTGTTATGGCTTCTGCAATTCTCAATGATTTAAAATCAGGACTTGCAGGAATGAATTCAAACCCAAATATTTCCATAGAACAACTTGAAGACGAAATTGTCGAAACTCGCCAATCAATTATAAGAGAGTTATATACAAAGGGAGTTCTTCAAAAACACGATTTAATGCTTGCAATTAATTGTATTGAAGTAGATTGTAAAGATCCCGCTAAATGTTGCAATGCTCCTTCTGGTAAAACTGCGATGCACTTCGAGATTCCTCAACTTGTTGATTCTATGGGAATTGATGCTATAGATTTTATTGGTTCTGCAGATAGGGGAAATAACTTAAAATCAACAACTTATTTCTCTGCTAAAACTGCAAAATACCAAAAATATAAAAGATTTGGAGCTGATTCTCCATATATTTATATTGAGAAAACTCCAAATGAAAACAAAATGTATGATTGTTGAATTTACAACATGCCCTTTGTTAAACGAATTTCAATTATTGGAATATTTAAAGATCCTAGGCAATTAGAAGAATATGATTGTTGTAATGAGTCTGATATGAATTACTTAGATTTAGGATCAATTTCTGATATAATAAAAGAAAAAATAACAAAATCTAAATTTTATTATTACAGACAGTCAATTGAAATTCCAGTACCTAACAAACAAATACCTAGGTAATTATGAAATTAATTGATATACGAAGAGCTTATACTCTTGCAAATACCTTATATGGAATTGAATCTGATGATTTCGAGGAAACCGCTTTATATGCCTGGGATTTAATTAATTGTAGACACACTAGACTATATAGGTTTATTGCAAATACTGATGACGAAGGGAAACTGGAATTACCTTGTAACGTAGATATTATTAAATCCGTACACCTTCCAGTACCTGAAGCTGCCAATGCTGATGATTGGTCTGAATTGGATAGAGATTCAATCCTTATAGAAGGTTATATAGATGCAAATAAACATTTTGAAGATCCTACATATACTAGAGGTAAATTAGCAAAATATATAGAAGCAAATAACACATTGTATTTTGCACATCCTTATAAAAACGTGATGGTTGTTTATAAAGGAATTTTAGTTGATGAAGATTCTGGTTTACCACTAGTTACTGAAAAAGAGGCACAAGCAATCGCTGCTTATATTGCTTATGCTTATTTATATAAAGATGGGATTAGAAGAAGAGATGGAAATATGATTAATCTAGCACAAGATCTTTATAACAAATGACTTAGACTTTGTAATCGTGCTAGAATTACTGATGAATTTAGTGATAATGATTTAGACAAAATATTAGATGCAAAAACCAGTTGAAACAGGAAAGCCTATTCTAAAACATATACCCCAGTCTCTTAAAAGTGCATCTTTTTCTGGTTCTGAACTTTTTGATGGAATTGATTTAAACAAGGCTAAGATTAAATTTAAAAAAGGAAAAAGAAATCAGGATAAAAAAGCTTTATGTGGAAAAATTCTCAATGCTTTTATGGATATGGTCATTGAAGATGTTGTAGAAAATAATGTTGTTTTTAAAACTTTTTCAGAGAAAAGACCAGTTTTAATTAGTGTGAGGCTAGTAGAAGGAGATAAATTTAAAAGGGGATGCCAATTTGGTAAATATCCAGGATTAGATTTTTTAAAGACCAATTTCACTGCTCCGGAAGTAACTTTTACTTTTTGAATTACCACAGGAGAGCTTAGCGTTCCCTTTTTCTTTAAAAAAATAGAGACAAGGGAATGATTATATAAAAATGCAAACGATGGCAAATATAATTAGAGAAATTGAAGATTACGTAGACGAACTTCAAAAGCAGTTTCCAGATATGTCTAAACGAGATATAATCCTGATTATAAAACTTGGACTAGTAAGAATTAGGAAAATAATGGCAATAAACGGATCTGTCTCGGTTGGAAAGAAATATAGAGCAATGATTGGAAAAAGAAAACTTCAAAAAGGAATTTGAGAAAATGCTGCAAAAAAAGCTAGAATTAAGTGATATTATAATCATAATGAATTTGATAATTGTTATTATTTTAGTCTTTCAAATCGCCAATTTGCAGAATTAGACCAAGAAGCATTAAAGAAAAATCATAAAGTAACTTTTAAGAAGATTCTCCTATATAAATCTCCCGAAGAATGTTGACTTAAAAGAGAATATAAACATCATATGTTTAGGGTCAAATATCCAATAGATTGTGGTTTTTCCATGTACAAAGAAGAGTTATCAACAAATCAATATGAATATTTAGGAAATGAGCGAGAAAAAAGCCGCAACAAATGAATTCAGCAAGGGTCTAAATCTAGATCTAAACCCAATATCACAGCCAAACAACTCGCTAAGTTATTGTCTTAATGGAACTTTAATAACTTACGATGGAAATGAATTCAATCTCCAAAATGATATGGGAAATTATTCCCTAAAAGATTGTTCATTAAAACCGGGATTTATTCCAGTTGGTATGGCTTCTTATGGAGATATAATTTATATAGCTTCTTATAATCCAAATGACGAAAAATGTGAATTGGGTTCTTACCCCTCTCCTAAATATGAATTAAACGATTTAGGAAATCAAAGTTATGGGGAAGGCCTTGAATTAGAAAATAATTATAAACCGTTTTGAAATTTAACTGAAGACGGAAAAAATAGAAAAGATTTTACTACTAAAGAACTAAATTTTGATTTAGAACATCCGGTAGATATAGAGATTCAACCTTCTTATGATGGAAGTGTTAATCTTATTTTAAATGACGACAAAAATGAACCTAGATTAATTAATTCTGGGTTTTCAATATACGAAAATAGAAAAGTTAGATTAGTTAAAAGAGATCAAAAAGAAGCAACTAATTTCTACTTAGAAAGCAAATTTAAAAACCAAACTAGATTAAAAAAAGTAGTTGAAAAGATTCCTAGATTTGAATTAATAGAGGTTCTTTCTACAGGCCAATTAAAAGGTGGAAATTATACTTTCTACTTAAAAATGGCGGATGGAGATTATAATAAATCCGATATAGTAGCAGAATCAGGACAAGTTTCAATATTTAGAGGAAATTATAATTCAATTAACTCAATTAGTGGAACTCTTTTAAATGAAACTACCGATAAGGCAATTCAACTTAGAATAGATAATATAGATGATAGTTTTTCTAATTTTTACATTTTATATTCTAGAGAATTCTCTGATTTAAATGGAGTTAGACAATATGAAACTTTTGAACTTACAAAAGCTTTTGAAATCAATGAAAATAATCTAGTTACAAATGACGATGGAGAAAAATGTTATACAATTCAAATAGATGGTACTGAACAAGTTAACCAAATATCTGAAGAGGAATTAAATATAGAATATGTACCGATAAACTCTGTTAAAACCCAAGTACAACAACAAAATATGTTGTTTTTGGGAAATATAAAAAGTGAAAGAACTGAATATAAAAAACTTCAAGAATTGGCTTATGGAGTTACTGTTAAACTTTTACAAAATACCGAGGGAGTTGGTTGGGTAGATGCTAGTTATAATTCAGCTAACGGGTCTGAATATTATAATCCAAAAAATATATATAATTATTTGGGTTATTGGCCTGAAGAATATTATAGATTTGGAATTGTTTTTATAAAAGAAGATGATACTTTAACCCCTGCTTTTAATGTTATAGGAAAAGAATTTGATGATATAAATGATGACAACTCCGATTGCAATGTAAACAATTGAGATGATTATGCAAACAACAATTATGTTGTTCCAGAAAAACCTTTCTGAAATAGAAATGGAGTTTTCAAAAATCCTTTTCAAGGGGAAAATAAAATCCAGGATTATACGGGCAAAAACGTTTACCCGTGATATTACCAATTTACTACAAATTTTGATAAAACAGAACTAGAAAAACTCGGAATAAAAGGATATTTTATAGTTAGACAAAAAAGAGTTCCAACTATTTTATGTCAGGGAATGTCGATTTCGATTGACAAAACTAGTCATACTCCAATGCTTTATGATCCTTATTATGCAACTAGAGAAAGGCAAACATCCAGAGGGCCTAGAATTTTTAATGGAGACTTACTAATTCAGGACGAAAAGGTCGATGAAAAGGATTTGTCTCTTGTGAGAGCAAATCCTGATGATTTATATTTTTCCGAGAGCTTTTTAGCTAATTTTGATTGTGACGATTTGTTTGATGACATAATGAATTTTAAAAACAACTCTAAAGCAAAAAATTTTAGAGTGTTTTTAGTTACGGATGGAAAATCTCCTATAAAAAATGAAAAGGGAGATACTAAATATACTGCACTTGGAGATCATATAATTAGGACAAATGTTTCTCATAAACAATCATCTGCAATACTTTCATTAGATGCTTGCGTTATACCTGAATTACAATCTAGATTAAATGGAGAAGAAAGAGTTTTAATTGCACAAAATGAACTAGATTTTAAACCAGTTTATACGGATGCTTTGCTAGGAGAAATTGAAACAACGTGAACTACTGATCAGATACAGAATGCAATAAATGCAGTAAATACTCAAGTAATAGGAATCCAAAATGCAGTTAAAAAAATAAATGAAACATATAATTCATCATATACAGACCCATATACAGATGATATAACCGTAGAGTTGACTTTATGGCATGACGCCATCAGCGGTGGGGGTGGAGGTGCCCCCGCAGGTTATTATACAGTAAAGTATTATATAAAAGATATTGATGAGAATAAATGAAGTGCCATCTATAACGGTCTTGTTCAATTACAAATTGCAAATCCCGATGATGATTTAATAGAGTATATTCGATTGTTCAGCTCCGCTAGTTCAGGTCCCTACAAAGATAGCATTCGGCAAATTCAGGAACAAGCTGCAAAAATACAGGCGGATAGTGGTATGTATTCTGATTCGGTTTCCGAGGGAGATTTTTTCTTTGGAAATGCCATATATAAGAAAAAAACGTACTACACAAGAGCTTTTCAATATGATGATTTAAAATCTGAAACCGTTGATAATTCCGAGAAAAAACACAAAGTTATTTTCATTAATTCTGGAACTGCCTCGAAATCAATTCCTAATCCAATTGACAAAGAAAAATCAATTGTATTTTCAACACAAGCAGGAGACCCATCTGATGTTTCAAAATGTGCTATATTTGGGCCATGGGATGAATACCGAGATAAAAAATATGGTGGGCAATTCAAGGGCTGTATACGAGGGGTATATTGCCCATTACTTGGAGTGGATGATACTGGAGTTGCAGCAAACCCATTTTTAACGGATAATACAATTTATAATATTTATACTGATAATTATAGCCCATCTGAAAACATTTCAACTTGATTTTCAGCAAGAAGCATAGATAATTCTCCATTTTACGCAGTTTCTAATAGATACTCAATAGACTATGACAAGTCAATAAATGTATACCGTGGTGACTGTTTTACAAATACTGTAACTTTTAGAATTAATCGAAATTTTGTAGATCCAGAAGTTCCAATTGTTAATGAAGTACTGCAATATAATAGTTGGACTTATAACAATCCAGACGGTTTTTATGCCACTTCTAAAGAAGATTGAGCAAAAATAAATCGTGCCGATGTAAATGCAGTTTCCTTGGGAATGTGAGTCACTTTCAAAGTAATGTCTAGTTATAATCTTGGAATCCGTTCTGAAGATAGACAACATACTGATGAAATGGCACTTATGGGAAATCCTAGATCCTTCTTTCCATTAGCAGGAATCTCTGCTGAATGTGGACAAAAAATAGAAGAATCTTGATTGCTTAATTCTGGTTATAATTCCACTGTTGGAAGGAAAACTAATCTTTTAAACCAAAAACTTCCTTATCAAAAAACTGATTATTCTAATAGAGTAATGTTTAGTAATATTGCTGTAAAGGATAGTTTTTCAAATGGTTATAGAGTTTTCCAAGGAGCTTCATATAGAGATATAGATAATCAATATGGAGAAATAACAAAACTTCTTCCTTGAGGAAATAATCTTTTCTGTGTGTTTGAGCATGGTTGTGCAATAATCCCAGTTAATGAAAAGGCATTAATGCAAACAACTACTGAACAAACAATTCATATTTATGGTTATGGAGTACTCCCTGATCAACTTTCTGTTATTTCTCAAGATTTTGGTAGTATTTGAGCTGATTCAATTATTCGTACTCCGTTGGGAATATATGGAATAGATTCCTCTGCAAAGAAGGTTTGAAGATATACCGATTCTAAAGGATTTGAAACGATCTCCGATATGGTTGTTCAAAGATTCTTAAATGATAATCTCCTAGTTACGGAATCTGATAAATCTACAAATATTCTTACTAGAAATATAAAAACTCATTATAACGCTTATAAAGGAGATGTTATGTTTACTTTTATAAAAGATTCATTTACTTGGAATTTGTGTTATAATGAAAGGCAGGGAATGTGAATAACTAAATATTCTTGAATGCCAGTTTATTCTGAAAATATAAATAATCAATTTTATAGTTTTGGCTTAGACCAAGCAAAAGAAGGGAATAGCAAACTTTACTTACATGGCCGCACTGGAGTATTTGATGAAATTGATTATATGGATAATAATCCTACTAATCAATTAAAACCTACTAGATGATATGATAAACAAGAACCTTTTGAATTTGAATTTGTTGTAACTCAAGATACTGGCTTACACAAAGTTTTTGATAATTTAATTTTGGTTTCAAATAACGTACAGCCAGAATCAATTCAGTTTGAATTAATTGGAGACACTTATTTATTCAATAAAGCAAGGTTATATCACGATGCTCAGGAGGGAGTGAAAAATATATATAAAAATACAGATGATGGTTTTAACAAAGAAAATCTCAGAGGAACTATAGCAGATCCATATACTCCATTGGAAACTAAGTATTTAAAAAATACTAAAATCCAATACGATCCGATACTTGATCAATACGAACTTGTTATGAATCAAGAAACTAAGAATATGGAAACCTTTGGTAGAAGATTAGGAAATATTCATTATAAGGAAGATGCTTGATATATAGTATTTGATCCAATTGTTTTTGATGAAAACATTAATAGTCAATCAGTTGAACAAACTTCTCCAAAATGAAAAACAGTTCCACTTAGAGATAAATGGTTAAAGATTCGAATAAAATATAGAGGAGATCAATTAGCAATAATTACTGCTCTTAATACAATATATAGATTAACAAGTTCATAATATGGCAAGACAAGACTTTGGACCAACGATTAATAGAATCAATGGCCCAAATAATTCTTTAACAAACAATCCTTTTTATAATTATAATAAAAATACGATTGTAGGACAAGATCGATTTAATAAAAATAAAACAGCTTTTGCAAAACAACAAGCTAGTCAATATCCGTCTGGAGGCCAAACTAATAACGGAAATGGAATTGCCTGGCAAGGAATTGCTGAATCTGCTGGAGGAGCAATAGATGCTTTTACAGCTGCTAAAACTGATCCTACAGATGAACAGGCACAACTTCAAAATAAAGTTCGTGGAGGAATCTCTGATGCTGCAATAAAGTCTGGAAATCCAATCGCAATGGCAATTGGAGTTGGATCGAAACTAGTAGATGCAATCGGAGCTCAAACTGGGTTAAACCTAGATAACATCGATAAAGAAGCAGGTAAAGATGCTGGAATTTCTGGTGCTGCAAGAGGGTTTAACAATCTCATGAATTACATACCTGGAAATAGTATGATATGAGGAGCTTTTGCAGGTAAAACTCAAAATGCGGACGTCATTTCTGATGAAGTAAAAGATATTCAAGGTGCTTACGGTGATTCTTATGGTGATCTAGAATCTGCTCAAAAACTTTCTGGCAAACGTTTCTTATTTGGTCGTAAAAAGGCTAATAAATTCATTGAAGAAGCTAATGAGACTAATCAGAAAATGCAAGATATAGCAACTACTAACACTCTTCGTAAACAATCTGATTATGGCAATGATATAATGCAGCAAAATCTTAATAGATATGCTGGAACTAATTATATGAATAATCAAGTTGGTAAACAAGGAATGAAGTTAATGTCAATTGAACAAGCAAGATTAATTCTTATGATGAGAAAAGAATCTGAGGAAATGCCAATTTTTAAAGATGGAGGTTCAATTAATGTTATTCCTGAAGGGGCTAGACATAGTAGATTAAATCATCTAGATGAAGTTCATGACGATTTTGAAGACGTAACTAAAAAAGGAATTCCAGTTGTTACTCCTACGGAAGATGGTGATTTAGAGCAAGTCGCAGAAATTGAGAGAACCGAATTGGTGATTAATTTAGATTTGACAAACGAAGTGGAAGAACTTCGTAAAAAATGAAAAGAAACTCGAGATGAGATATACTTAATAAAAGCCGGGAAACTTCTAGCAAAAGATATAGTGACAAATACTTTTGATCCCGGTAATCAAGTGGAAGAATTTTTATGCTGAAAAGAATAAGATATAATACAGAGTCTTTTATTAAACGAGCGGGGCTAGTTCATGGGGATAAGTATAATTATGAAAAATCCGTTTATAAAACATCAAATGATAAAATTGTAATAACATGCCCAAAACATGGTGATTTCCAAATTGTTGTGAGCGACCATTGAAGAGGAAGTGGATGCCCAAAATGCGGAATTGAAAAACGCTCGAAAACGCAATCTCTAACGAAAGAGGCATTTTTAAGAAGAGTAAGAGAGAAGTTTGGATGAAAATATGAATATGATTTTTCTACATATAAAAATCGATATTCTCCTATAAAAATAACATGTCCGGAACATGGGGAATTTTGACAAAAACCTAGATATCATTTAGAAGGTTTAGGATGCCCTAGATGCGGAAGAATTCATGCTAATAAATCCCATTCAGATACTTTAGATGACTTTTTATTAAAAGCAAAAAAATCACATCCAACAGGCTATTCTTTTGATAAAGTTAAGTTTGAGGATTTTGATAATAAAGTGACAATAACTTGTAACAAGCATGGGGATTTTAAAATGAAGAGGTCCCTTTTTATTTTTGGTCAAAACTGTCCAAAATGTGTATTAAGTAGTCAAAATAAGCTTTTACATAAATTAGAAACAAGTTTTCCAGCACTAGAATTTCAGTGAGAATATAAATCCAATTGATTAGGTCGACAAAGAATTGATATTTTTATTCCCGAACTAAAAATTGCAATAGAATACGATGGAATACAGCATTTTGTTCCTCTAGATTTTTTTGGTGGGAAACTTGAATTTGAAAAACGAAAAAATCAGGATCATTTAAAAGAACAAAAATGCAAGGATAATGGAGTACTGCTACTTAGATTAAAATATGATTATAATGAAGACGATTTTAATAATCTGTGTAATATAATAAGACAAAAATATGGAGAAGATAAAAATTAAAATAAATAACAAAATATATAATGTTTTTGCAGCAAGAGACGAGGACGAGCGAGAGCAAGGACTGCAAAATGTTGATAGGCTAGAAGATGATGAAGGATGTTTGTTTTTTTATTCTTCTCCTGAAGATGTTTCATATTGAATGAGAAATACAAATATTCCATTAGATATAATTTTCATAGATAAAAATAAAGAAGTTATTTCTGTTAAAGAGGGAATTCCAAATAGTCTCGATTATATTTCAGAAAATAATGTTAAATATGTATTGGAATTAAATAGAAATTCTGGAGTTGAAGTTGGGGATATTTTAAAAGTCTTAAAAAACGACGATTTTTCTGAGGATGAAGAATTGGATCTAGATCCGAACAAGTTATATATAATAGGTCCTGATGGAAAACCACAAGGAGAACTTTTAGGGGGGGAGCGCATTTTTTCCCGAGTTTCAACTGCAACGATTTTGCGAAAAGCAAAACGGGCTTTTGATTCAAAAAAAGACGGAGATTATAGAAGTTTAGGAAAATATGTATTTAATGAAATGGATGCACAAGATTCTCGTAAACCTGAGTATGTCCAAAAGCCTGATACTGAATAATATATAAACAAAAAGCCCAGCACGATAACTGCTGGGCATATAATCTAAGTAATATGTTTTAATCGAGTAATCCGTAGATTCATTCCGACTCTTTTATATTTGTAGTGATTATTTCTACAACACAAAGATAACAAAAAGCAATATTTCTTGCAAATATTTGTTTATATGAATTTTTTTATTTATTTTTGTTCTACAAAAATAAACGAATAGGATAATAAGTTAATAGTTAACATTTTAAAATATTTTAAAATATGAGAATTCAAAAATTTAATAAGACCCAGAAATTTCAAGAGGGTGGTCAAATGCCTGCCGGAGATCCTTCAATGGAAGGCGGCGCTCCAATGGGAGCAGAAATGCAGGGAGCCGCTGGTGATGAGCAAGCAATGATGCAGCAATTAGCACAAGTTGCCCAACAAATTATATCACAAATGGGGCCGGATGGCGCTGCAATGCTAGCACAATTGATTATGGAAATGCTCCAAGGTGGTCAGCAGCCAGTAGGTTCACCTCAGGAAGGTGAGCCTGTATTTAAGAAAGGTGGAAAGATTTGTGGCAGAATGAAGAAAGGTGCCAAGATGAATAAAGGTGGAAAATGCTAATAATTTCTCACACTTGATTTTAGATATAAAGGGGAGATTGGTGTGATAATACACGATCTCCCCTATTTTTGTTAATTAAAATATATAAATATGTCACAAGTGAGAAAATACCAATCTGGAGGAACTGCTCCAGAGAAAAAAGAAGAGGAAATTGTAACCCCACAAGAGCCAATTAAGCCAATAGTCCCCGGTTTAGAAGAAATTATTTTAAAAGAAACTGCTAAACCAGAAACTGAAGCAACAATTCAAAAACCTACTTCTTATATTATATTAGACGGAGAGAAGTTTGAAAATAATGAAGAAAATAGAAAGAAAGTTGCTCAATATTTTGCTAAGGTTGCTAATCCTAATGGAGGAAGCCAAACGTTGAATCAAATAAAAGATTTGATTTTTGAAGCTTCTCAAAATGGATATACAATTAATTATGACACTCCGGGAAACGAGTTTTCATATATAGATCCTAGTGGTCAAAGTCATTTCATTGATTGAGGGCATCTTAATGATCGAAAAGACAAACGATTACAAAAAGAACGTTCTTGGTTAGGAAGATTTTTTGATTCTGCTTTTAATACTGATGTTCAGCAAGCAGCAGAAGATATATATAAAATGAGGGGTTTGGGAGCTTACCTTAGAGGAGACTCAAGCGTCTCCACACAAACAGTTGATCCTAATTTAATTAATATAGGTTGGGGAGGAAATAAATTTTTCGATTATTTAAAAGATTCTAAAACTAATCAATATATAAAAGATGAAAATGGTAATCTTAAATATGATAGAAATTCTGCTACTAACCAAAATTTAATGCAGATCCTTAATAGAATGAATAGATATTTAGGATTAACAACAGATGACGAACGAAATCAGTTTAAATTAGATAACAATTGGACAGAAGACAACTTAAATGCAATTAAAGGTATTTATGGGTCTGACGCGGCTGCTTGAAAAACTAATTATGATAATATAATTAATAAAATCACTACTGGTCAAGAACTTAGTCCTGAAGATGTTTCTTGATTGAAACTTTTTGGAATTAATCCTGATGGGACTCCAAAAACTGCTGAAGAAATAGCTGCTGAAAAAGCAGCTCTAGCTAAAACTAATTGAGCTAATGCTGGTTACGGGGACATATATGACAAAGGTAATCCTTGATTTGACTTAGGAGACGATAATTTTTTAACACTCAATGATGTGGGGAAGGCGGTACTTAGTGATTATTTACTTAGTTCTGCAGGTAATGAATTTAATGATGATTGGATTAAATATTTACAAGCTCATAATGCAAATGTTTCTGATTTTGATTGGTTAAAAGGTTATACCCTTTATAACGGACGTCTTTATAAAACCGATTCTGGAAAAGATCCAAATTCTGCTTTAGGAAAAATTTATGCAACTTCTGGTTTCATTGATAAAAATAAAGCTAACCAATATGGTGAAGCCCAGAAGATTATAAATACATTCTGAGGAAATCCGTATGAATGGGATACTGCAGATGAGTCGATGTATTCTGGATTTACTTGGGACCCTACTGCAAACAATGGTGCCGGTGGTTATAGAACGAATAGATATTTCAGAAATGAAACTGGAAGATATTCAGGAGTAGGAAGTAATCAACAATTAGTTTCTTATTATGATCCTGATGCTGAAAGAGATTATAGGGGAATGTGAACTGATGCTGGGCAAAGATTTGCAATCACTGACGAATGGGGAGACGTGGTAGCTGATGGATTAACGATTGCAGATCTAGAACAAAGGGGAATTAAAAAGATCCTTGATTCTGCGGGGAATGAAATTCCTTATGATCCAAATAGAACGTTTCATCAGAGAACCCTATATAAATCAAATGACGCTAGGATAAATAATCACACGGGATTATTCTTTGGAAAAGAAAATGAATATGCTCTTTATTATAATCCAATGAGAGTTCCTAATGCTCAAGATCCTTATAGTCATGTTCTTTATTCCGATCCTGAATTAGATGCAGCTTATGTTGTTCCAGCAACTTTAGGTAAATTTTTATATGAAAGGAATGCCAATGGGATTCCAGGAATTCAAGCACTTATTGCGGATGTTAATCTACAGAAAAAATTTAGAAATATTCTTAAAAATATTGCGAATGGAAGACTACTAGGGGGAGGTTATGGAGCAATCAAAGATGTTTGTAAACAATTAGGAATGACTGAAGCTCAAGCTGATCAAGTTGATCAAGAAGCGAAGCGAATGATTGTTGCAAGAAAAGCCAATGGACGTTTAAATTATAAAGTTGCAAAAGAAGCTATTGATCAAGCAAAAGGAGAAAATGAAGATCAAGTTCCTTCACAAAAACAAGGCGGAGTAATTAGAAAATTTGCTCCTGGTGGAGGATTTGCAAAAGCCTCTGGTTCAACAGCAAGCACTTCTCAAACAAAAGTAAATATACGCGACTCAAGACAAGCTGCAAAAATTGGTAAAAATGTAAAAGATGTAGAAGGCAAATTTACAGATGCAGATTGGGCGGATCTTGGAGGTTTAGTTGCTGACATTGGAGCAATTGCATTAGGGTCAATGCCTATAGCTGGAGGTGTAGCTGGATTAGGAGGAACTGCTGCTGGACTGTATGCTGATATTTCAAGAGACGGCCTTCAGTGGACCGATCTTGCCTCTGCAGGTCTTTCTGGTGCAATGGACGTTGTTTCAATGCTCCCTGGAGTAGGTTCTGGAGTTCAAGCTGCTAAAGTTGCTTCTAAAATTGCTAAGAAATATAAATGGGTTATTAGAGGGCTTTCTCTCCTTGGAGCAGGGAGTGCAATTCCGCTCGTGGATAAACTAGTGAAAGAAGGGAATCTTTCGGTACAAGAATGGCGTGCATTAGCAAATGGAATTGCAGCAGGGACAAATATTGCAAAACTTGGGGGTTTAGGAAAATCCACAAAACCAGGTGTATTTAAAAATATTGATATTAATTCTAAAACCGCAGTTGATAGCATAACGATTAAACCTAAAGCAGGGGAAGATTTACCTGAAATAAAATTAACTAAAGATCAACTTCAGGAATTAGATGCAATTACTGATCCGGTTAAAAAACAAGATAAATTCAGGGCATTTGCCAAAACTTCATTATCTGCAGATCCTAGAACTAGAGGACAAAACGTAAATTCCTTACTTAATAAATACGATCTTACAAAAAGCACTACTGCAGTTCCAACAAGTGCTTCGGGGGAAATAACTCTTAATACTAGAAACGCAGGAGAAGGTCCTGAAATTACACTTTCTAAAGCAGAAATTGATGAAATAAATACCCAACCAACGGCTTCTGCTAAAATGGCAAAAGCTAGAGAAACGGTTGCACATAAACTTTGGGAAAAACGAGGTAAGCCAATTGGAACTCCTGAAGTTGATGAGAAAAATGCTTTAAAATATAATTATAGGGATTTATGGACCCCAAGAGTTAAAAGTGGATTGGCAGGCAGGCCTGATATAACTCTTGATAAAACCGATATTGAAGCAATTTCTAGTAAAGCAAATCCTGCTGAACAGCAAAAGGCTTTTGTTGATATAGTTAAATCTAAATCCGGAGATGATTCTTTAGATTCAATTGATAAAATTAAAGACGCTTTTAAAGTCGACGATTTCTTTGAGATGAAAAGAGGAAGTTGGGAATGGAAACATCCGTTTTCATCAATAAAAAATCTAAAGAAAAATGAAACATTTACATTAAAAGCAGAGAGAACTGAAGAACCTAAACCTACTAGAGGAAACAAGGGAGTTATAAATCCGATTAGAGATTGGTGAAATAACGTAGGAACTTATAGAGGAATTAATCGATCTGATTTATTTAATACTAAACCTGCTACAACTTCTACTGCAAGCCCAACACCTGCAAGTCCAACTTCTGGAACATCTGGAGGCACTAGAACTGGCGCAAATTGGTGAGGGGGACTTAAAAATGTGGTAACAAAACCCGCTCCTGGAATTCTTGTTATGCAACCTGGAAATCAATCTTGACTTAGAATTCATAATTATACTGCAGAAGAAGCTTCTGGAGTTGTGGAAGATGAGGATAATTTAGGAATGACTGGCGCCTTTACTTATAAAAAAGGTGGATTAATTCCAAAAGCGGCGGATGGTATAAAAACTGGACATTTGTTTACGTCTCAAGATTGAAAAACAAAACTAGGAAACTCATTAACTAATGCACTTCCTACTATAGGAGAGTTTGGAAATCTAGTTACTGCAGTTACTGCGAATAATGCAGTTAATAGAACTTTAAACAATGCTTTAAAGAATCCTCCAATGGTAATTGCCCCACAATATAACGTTCCTAGATTTAATGATAATGGAGTTTTAAATGAAGGTAGACAATTAGTTAAAGATATTTATAATAGGCAGCCTGCTAACTATACCTCTGATGCAATGCTTAATAATTTTGTTAGAAAAGCGAATCAGGAGAAAGCTACCGAATATCAAAATAAAGTTAATAATCTCTTTTCTCAACAGTTAGTACAACATAATGCTAAAATGTTAGAGATTCAAAATAAGAATCTCGAAAATCAAATTAATGCTACTAACCAAAATCGACAAACGATTTATGCCAATAAAAATGCAATAGCTAAAAATAATTCTGCAACAACAATTTCTAATTGGCAATCAGTTGATAATTTTGCTAAAAGTAGAATTAGTAATTTAACTCAGCAATTAGAAAATGCAAGAGGGTTAAAGAAACAATATGCGGCTTCAAAAAGACAGGGGTATTTAAATACTCTACCTGGGTATACTAATGCAGTAAATAATTATAAAACATATGCTACGGCGAATCCTAATGGGGACGATTTTGATACATGGTTAACAAAGGGAGGAAATTCATATAAACAAGCTTATGAAGATGCTATACGTGATGCGGATATGAAATTCGTGGGAGATCAGCTAGATGCAGAAAATTTAGGAATTTACCGTTCTGGAGTAGAGGATTATTTAAATAAAATTTGAGGAACAGATTCATATAAATCTGGAGGAAAGATTTCTAAATCAAATTCTAATTATAGAGGTTATAGAGATTATAAAGAGCAAATAGCAATTGATGCACATAAAGAAGTTAGAAAGGCAATAGCTCAATTAAATAAAGACTGTCAACAACTTTTACTTAAAATGTTAAAATAAATGAAAATACGAAAATATCAGGCAGGTGCAATTATTTACACACCAACACCTACTGGCGGAACTGCTACTAGTGCTCAACAGAGTACTAGTAGCTCTTCTGCATCTACTGACAAAATAACTGGCACGGTTCAGAAAGAAATAATGGACTTAATGAAACAAGATGGACTACCGGCAGATGTTGATGATTTGTTGGCTTTTGCATCTAAATATTTAGATAAATCTTCGCATCTTTCTGATATGTCGTTATTTGGAGGTACTGAGAAAGATTATGATATGAAAGATTATATAAAAATCTTAAACTTAGTACAAAAAGCAAAATACAACAAAAAGTTATATGACGATGCTTCAAATCAACTTTCTAATGAAGACGCATGAGATGAAGTTGCTACTGATACTTTTGGTAGAATTTGGCTCTCTAATGGTAAAAATCTTACAAAAGAATCTTCTTCTAAATATGCTGAAAATCAAAAGGAACTAGCGGAAAAAGGATATAGGCCACTTACTTATAGAGAATTGTCTGAACTTAGAGCAAGAAATCTAGGATTTGATGATAACGGAATTCTGGAAGATTTAGGAAAGGCAAAAGGAATGAAATCAATTAGTAATCAATTAGTTGATATAGTTAAAAAGTTTGAAGCTCAAGAAGTTAGTAGTTATAGATTCTCTCAAGGAAATGATAGAATCAAAGATGCTTCTGGAAAGAGTTATAGTATAGAAGCGCTTAAAGATGGGTTTACATTGCTAACCTCTGGAGGACCAAGTGGTTATTATAAATTAACTCAAAAAACAAAAGTTGATAAAAGTAATTTAAACGATGCGTTGAGTTATTTATGGAATTCTTTAGATAATTCTGCTCAAAATACATTAAGAGCAAGATTAGCAGTACAAGGAACTAATCCAAATAATGATGATGCAGTTAAGGGATTTTTAACTGAATTAATTGCCTTTCATACCGGAGAGGTTACCGATGTTAATTTCGATTCATCTGCAACTAATTATGATCCAAATGGTACTGGAAAGAAAGGAGGAAGCACAGACAAAGGCGATGCTTTAACCCAAATGAATCCGCTGGCTTTGATTTCAGCTGGTTATTATGGAAACCCTAGAAAAGTCCAAATTATTGGAAAAACATCTCAGGTTACAAAAGCTGGCGCAATTGAAACAACGGGATATGATATAGGAGCAATGATTGGACATGATTCAAAAACTCTTGAAAAACAAACAGTTTCATCATTACTTGCCAATGCTTGGGAGCTACAGGCAGGAAATACTGGTTCAATTACTTTTGGAAATAGACATATAACAGCAGAAGAAGCACAAGCACTTTATTGAAATGGTGCGGATCATCTAAACGTAGTGAAACTTCCTGCAACAAAAGATGCTAATGGAAACATTGTTCCTGATTTGGAATTAGCACAAAAAGTTGAAAAACTTAACGAAGCAGCTAAAGGTAGAAGTGCTTCTGAAATTCAAGATTATATAAAAACTAATTTAGCTGGATATACAGTAGAAAAGAATGAAAAAGGAGTTTGAGAAATAACGAACGTTCCTACGATGTCGTTCTTAACTTTTGTAGCAATTGGAAGTGATGATATATTTGATTTCACAGATGAAGAAAAACTAATGCTCGATAAAGTAGATAAAGAGAAGGGCAAAATGATAGTAGATATTTATAATACGTTAGCAAGATTTAATACACTTAATCCAAATAAAAACACAAGAGCTCTTAACGTTCCTAGTGCAGGTAAAAACTCCTTTTATAAAGGAAATGTTTTCATTCCAATTGAAGATCAATATTCTGGATTTAGAGTTTCTGGGATGGATCCTTATATAGCAAAGGGAGACCTTTCTAATCCTGCTGAAAAAGTTCAATTAAAACAAGCAGCAGTTGCAAATATGGAGGCAAAAGGACCGTTAAAAACAAATTTTGATTAATATATGGCAGTAAAAGAAAACGATTGGTTTGCAATAAACCTTTTAAATGATGACGTTAATGCATTAGATTTAGTTTCTAATAATATAACCGTTGAGAATACTGGATTACAATCGAGGGAACACTACAAAGGTCTTAAAAGTGTTCAAGATAAATTCAAAACAAACTCTGGAAAATTTGATGAAACTGCTTTTAATAAAGCATATGACAGTGCTTTATATACTTATAACAATCTTGCTACTGAAGATTATGAAAAGAAGCTTATAACCTCAATGGAGCAAGATCCTGATTACTGATTAGATCCTGGTGCAAAAATTAGAAGTACTTCTGCAACAATTAGCCTTTCTGATGACCCTTATCATAGAGGAGCAGGACTATCTGGCCTACAATCAGTTAGTGATCCTAATTGAACAGTTAGAGAAATAGCCCAAGCACAAGAAGCCACTGATGAAAATGGAAATGAACTAGGTTGGACTCCAAATGATCACGCTTTACTAAACGGATCTTTAAAAGCCCTTTGACAACCTACTTTAGCATTAGCTTCCTGAGATGAAGATGGTTATCACACTGATTCTGAGGGAAATAAAGTTAGACATAGAAAAGGCGAATATAAATTAAATAAAGACGGAGAATTTTACTACGAAAAGTTAGGAGATCGTTCTGCAGTAGGAAAAGAGCTTTTACGATTCTCTGACACAGTTACAGTTGATGGAACTTGGCTTAATAAAATCGATGTTTTTGATGCAGACAGTATTGATAAATCAGTTGGGGGAACAATAGTTAGAACTGCTCTTGAAATGGCTCCAATTCTTATTCCTGGCGTTAATAAAATATGAGGAATAATTGGAGCAGTCTACCACACCGCTGAAGTTATGCCTACCTTAGCAAAAGCCTTAAACAATATATTTGGCGGAGGAGAAGAAACAGAGTTTGGTGGAAAGTTAAATAGGGCTTCTAACTGATTCAAAAGATTTGATGCCACTCAATCAGATGCTGGTAGGGAAAAATTCATGAGTTTTGAACAAATTGGAAATCAAATTGCCGATATAGGAAATCAGTTATATCAACAAAAATTTGTTGGTCAATTAGGTTATTTGCTCTCTTCCGGAAATAAAAAATTTCAAGGCGGATCTAAATTAGGAAAAGCTTTTTCTACTACTTATATGGCAACTACTTCTGGAATGGATTCTTACGAAATTGCCAAAGAAGCAGGAGCTAATGATACGTGGGCGGGTATTTATACACTTGCAGTAATGGCAGGATTTTACGCTCTGATGTCATCTGATTATTATAAAGACGTCCTTTTTGGAGAAAACTCCTTACTTAATGAGGAGTTCGTAGAAAGAAATACAATTAAAGCAGTAGGAGAAGAACTTGCAGCAGCAATGAAGGGAACTCCTGCAACAATAACTCCCGTAGAAGCTAGAGGATGATTCCAAAGAGCATTTGAATCCACTAAACGTAACGGAAGTAAATTCATAAATAAAGTAAAACAAGGATTTGCTAAAGGTGAAACTGGAAATGCATTAGCAACTGCAGAAACAGCGGAAGCGGCTACTAGAACAGCTGAAACTGCTGCAACTAGATTAACTGCTGCAGAGGTAGAAGGAAAGGCCGTAGAAGCCGTTAAAAATGGAATTTTAGGAAAATCAAGTGCTGGTACAGGTTGGTTCAATATCATGCTTAATAGGGCATCTAATGAAGCTATAGAGGAAATGATGGAGGAAGCAATGCAAGATACCGGTAAAGCAATTCTAAATGGTGCTCAAGCCTTAGGATTTAACGTTACAGACGAAAAAGCTGAAGATTTGGATTTTGGTTTCTCTTTTGAGGATTTCATTTCTAGATATTTAACTGCTGGAATTGGGGGTTTTGTTGGTGGATCTTTATTTGCAGGTCTTGATAAATGGGAAAAGATTTGATCTCCAAATATGAGAGACATTACTAGTAGAGGAATTAGTAATGGAGAAAGAATTGCTTATATTCTGAAAGAAGGTGGTAAAGAGAACTTACTAAATCATATAAACAAACTAGAGAAATCTGGAACTTTTGGTAGTAAAGAACTTTCATTTAAAGGAACTCCTTACACAACAATGGAAGGAAATACTACATGGAATTTTGAACATATTGATAATGAATCCGAAAGTCAGAATACAGTAATAGCCAATGGATTACGTGCTTATATTAATTATATAGAGCAGTCAATGAAGGCTTACGATTTTATGAAAACTGATGAAGAGCTCTCTAAAATCCTTAGAAACACTGATGCTGAAAACAAAGAAGCAGTAGAGGTGCTTAAACGAGATAGCCCTTTTACTTATAGTCAGTTAGAAAAGGCCATGAATAAAGAGAATAAACGTAGAGAAAAGGCCGGAGATCCAACAAGATTTACCATTCAAGATATGTATGAGCAATATAATTATGCTGATGCAGCAATTCGTGCAATGGATAAATGTGGATTCTTTCAAGATTTCTACCACGATTATTTGATGTTAGGAACTAAACTAATTGGTTTAAAATATAACTTAGACTGCAAAGCTCAAGATTATAAATTAGCGCATCCTCATGATAATTCCGGTTGAAATGATGATCCTGAAAAGAAAAGACTAGAAGAAAAAATAAAAGAGATTGAAAAGCAAAGGGATGCGATTATGAATGGCGAAAAGAATACTGATTATATTCAACGAGCGATTTATATGGCTTATGACCCAGTTAACACTGTTTTTACGGAGAACGAAGGAGAAATGCAGCCTCTTGCTGAAAGATCTGTTTTTGATTATGCTATGTCTAGATATGTGTTAGATCTTCATGATTCTGAAATTACTAAATATGAGAGAGAGCAAATAACCAAAGAATTTGAAGATTATAAAAAGTTAAAAAATCTAGAAAAATTAAAATCCTCTTATGATATTTTTATAAATCTTGCAAATACTTTTAATCCAGAAATTGAGAATTACATTAATACTGAGACAATTAAGAGTGTTAATCAATTCTTTGGAACAAATGTAAATGCAGATGAATTAAAAAGAAAAATTACTACTCTAAAAGAGCGATTAGCAACCCTTCAGCAGCAAATTAGAAATTTCACTCCAGATACAACAATACTTGATTCTTGGGGAGATGACGAGAAAAAATATGCACCTATATTCCAAAATCTAGGAATTAGTTTAGGATCAATTACTTGGGAAAATGCAGATTCAGCTCGTTTAAATAAAAGTGAAGGATTTTATGACGATTCCACAAAAACGTTCGTTTTTGCAAAGGGAAAAGACCCAGATAAAACCAAACAGACAATTGTACATGAAGTTATAGGTCATTATGGATTACGCCAATTGCTTAATGGGCCAATGAAATATACATTCCAAGAAAAGCTTAAAAAGTATCAAACAAGTCATCCAGAAGTTTCTTGAAAAACGTATGACGCTAAAGGGAATGAAATTGAATTTGGAAGCAATATAGAGCAGTTAATGGAAGTTTTTTATAAACTAGCAAACGAAGGAATAAAAAATGAAATTAATGATAAAAAAGGCGATTATGGTTTCTCTAATGATCAATTTAATGCCGCTTGAAATAATTGAGATGCATCTGAAGACGATGAGACTGGGGTAAATTATCTAAATGCAAAAGAAGTATTGAAAATGCTTCATGATAATGGACTTGCAGTTCCTGGCAAGAATTCAACTGAAGACAATCGTACTGATGCAAAAACGGCTTTTGATAGATATACTGCTAGATATTTAACTGAGGAATATTTAGCAGAATTAGCTGCAAAAATGCTTGAGGCGGATTCTGAATGAATTTCTAAATCTGATAAAAGTTGGATTACAAAAATTCTTGATTTCTTAAAACAGGTTTTTGATATTGACGGAACTGAATTAGATAAAACATTTTTCGAAAATTTAATAAATCTTTCTAAAGATAATCTTAAAGCTAACGCAAAGAAAACGGTTGTAGAAAAATTTGTAGGGCCTCAATTAAAAAGAGATTTTCGACTTATTCAAAGAAACAAAAAGAATCCTAAAAATTTTACTAGGGAACAAATTGAAACAGAAATAAATAAAGTTTATGCCCCATGAAAAAATAGTGGATTTATTGATAATTACATAAATACACTTAAAAACGGAGAAACTGAATTACCTACATTTAGATTCGATATTTCTGGAAGCGCAAAGAATAGACGTTGGATTAAAATAAATAATTTTTCTGATTTAATTGAACTTTTAACGTTTGGGGTTACAGATAAATCTGCAGAAATAGATGACTTAAATGGACAAGAGTTGAATATTCCTTTTATAGGATTAGGATTTAAAGGTAGGGGATTTACTTCTGGACTTAGAGTTATTGGGGTAAATACAGAAAATCTTACCCCAGAATTATTTGCAGAATTAACGGATAAAATTCATAGCATTGATCCGAAAATTAAAGTTGTTTCATATTCTGATTTGAATGTTTTTGAAGACTTAGAAGAAGGAAGAACTTTTATACAATTTGTTAATGAATTAAAAGCAACTTTAGGGGCAGAAGTTGTTAGTAATTTTAACAAAGAAGAGCTTTTACAACTTTGAACAGGAGAAGCTGTTTATACTGATGGATTGTTTGGGTGAGAAGAGAATATATTTATTCCTAATCCTGCCGGTGATGGAATTATAAATAAAGACTCAATATTTTTTGCAACAAAGTTAACTCCACAAGCAAATGAAGGAACTGAGTTTAGTATAAATGCGAGATTTGATAAAACTATTGTAATTGCAGATGCTTTAGATGAAAATATTGAAACTCAATTAGAAAAAGGAAAATTAACTTTTGTTGGAGAAATTAACGGGAAATTAATTTTTGTAGGAAACGCTTTAGTTGACTTATTTGTAGACGATGATTTGACACATAGTGTGATAATGTCTCCAGAAGAAGATCAACTTAGGAGTCAAGAAGTTCAATTAAAAGAAGAAATTGATAATTTAGATAGACTTTCTTATGTTGCTAGGCAAATTGAATCTGAGGACGGAAAGAAATTAACAAAAGTAATTGATTTGGTAATCGAAAATTTAGCAGTTCCAGGAACAGAGATTTCTGAACAAATAAACACGTTTTTAGAAGCAATTCAAAAATATGCTACGTATTGCAAGGAAAATAATGTTTCTGACCCTAACATGGGATATGTTTACCAGCAAATAAATAATGTCAAATCTGCTTTAAAAGAGAGACTCAAATATGATATTATTTCTCAATTCAAAGAAATTACTGGGAAAAATAAAGTATTTATAGAACAAGTCCTTGATCAACTGTTTTCTGGTTATGATTATACTTTTGATGAAATTATAACTTCATTAGTTAATGCTGATTTTAATAATGATTTAGACGAAAAACAAAATCTAATAGAAATAATTCAAGAACAAATTAATAATGCATCTTCAGTTCTTATTCCTGATTTTGATCCAGACAAAACGAGTATAGAACTTAATTACAATTCAGACAATGTAGTATACGGAGAATGACTTCAAAATATTCTAAATGAATTTGTTCCAAATAGCGAAGCTCTTATGAAGTTCTACGAATTGATGAATTTTGATAGATTGGGAGAAACAATTAAACTTAGTAACTGAGTACGACTTATGTTACAAGGAACTGAGCCTAATTCTCAAATGAGGCTTCAAGATTATGTAATGGAAAATGCTGATGCTAAAGGCGCTATAGAAAATGTTAAATTAGCTAATAGAATCTTGAATGGTCTTGTTGATTCTGCAAGAACTGATTTTGGTAGATTTGGACTATTCCACATGTTTAATATATATGCACCAGATTCAGAATTTTATACATACGTGGGAGATGCGATTCCAACAATATTTTCACATGAAACAGAAGTTTTGGAGAATAAATTAAATTTTCTAGGAGAATTAGCCGGACTTTCAACAGAACGCCAAATTAAAGTTCAAAAAGAAATTGCAAAGGGAACTTACTACAAATTAATGCATAATGTAATTGGATTAGGAACAATATTTAACGTTAATATCCCAGAATTGTGAGAAAAAGCCGGAGGAGTAAATATAGATAGTCTCCGAGAAACAATGAGTGATTCTGATTTTGTGAAGTTCTTTGAAACAATAAAAAAATTCGAACATTTATTTAACGAGGAAGTTCATAATAGTGATGATTTTAAATCTAAAAGTAATGAAGAAAGAATACAAGACATTCTAGAAAAAATTACGGATAAAAAGCTTTATACAGGCACAATAGAGGATGGGAAAATAAATCTTTCTGAATTTTCAATTGGTGCTTACGTTTTATCTTTAATTGTTTCTGATTCTGATGTTTTTTACTCAAAGTTAAAGACGATTAGTTCTGAAATTCCCGACATTAAAATCCCTTTCCCTGCACAATTATTTGCAATTAAATTAGGTGACGCTTATATAAAAGACTCAGAAAATCTTTTTAATGAATATAGTAAACAATTTGATACAGAGCCTGGAACATTTTTAGAAAACATAATAGGTATTTTTGGTTCCGCAGGAACTGGAAAGACCACAGTTATCGCTAATATAATTGCTCAATTGAATAAAGAAAAAAATATTCATTACTCCACTAATGGAGATGCCCAATTAAAGAAGTTAATTGATTCAATTAATAATGCAACTGAAGAAAACGGATTTATAATTCAAAATTTAATTGATGAAATTGCTCCTGATTGAAATTCTAATTATAAAGTCTTAGAAGCTAAATTAGAATATAGTGGAACAGTTCGACCTTCTTCAACATATGATGATAAATTAAAAGACGGAATTTTAATTATAGACGAAGCAACTAAGTTAGATACCAGAAAATGGGAGGCATTGTCTCAATATGCTAAAATACATAATATTAAAATATTTGCTCTAGGAGACTTAAAACAAACAGGAGAGTCTGAAGAAATTGGAAAAGTTAGAACTCTTTTTACAGATTTGAAAATGTTTTCAACTCCTATTTTAACAGAATCGGTACGACCTGCAAATCAAGCCCAAAGAAATAATTTAATCTTATTTGGCAAAAATTTAGATAATGCGATTAACATATTAAATGAAAAGTCTGATTTAGATTATGCAATAGAAGCATTTAAAAGTAATCCAATTACTCTAAAATATAAAAATGCTGAAGGCGCCTTAATAGGAACAAAAGTAATTAATGATAAAACTGAATTTAAATCTAAAATTAGAGAGGTTGAAAATAATCTAAAAGATGGGGAAACAATTGCAATTATAACCGACTCTCATGATTATGATACTCTAGCAGGTGATAAAATTCAAATTGTTCCAGTAAAAGAAGCACAAGGAAACGAATGAACATACGTTTTTGCTGATTTTAAATTCTCTGAAGATTATTTAAAATTACAAGAATTTTACACACTTATTTCCAGAGCACAACAAGGTAGTTTAATTATAGAAGATCTTGAAGAGTTGTCTGAATTAGGGATTACATTTGCCGAAGATCCAGATGGAAATTTAAAAGTTTCTGCAAATAAAGGGCAATTCATTAATTATAATAATTGGATGAAGAAGATTTTATTTGATTCTACTTCAACAGAACCTTCTACAGAACCAACAGAACCAGAATCTGAAAGTGCACCTGCATCCGTAAGGCATAGATTTTTAAGTGAATATAAAGATAGCTTTTTAGATAACCCAGATATTTATGTAAAAGATCTTGATAACGAAGTTATCTCAAAAGTTCTAGATAATGCAATTGAAACTTCAATTGTAACTTTTAATAAAAAACCAATTGCAGAATTAAATGGTAATCAATATGTTGTAGTACAATTAAATGATAAAAATAACATCATTTTTGTTAAGCAATTTAGAAGTGATGGTGCAATTATCTTTAAACCGGTTAGATTAAATTCAACAGGTGGACTAGAAGTAGATGGTAGATTATATACTCAATCTAAAACAATCCAAACTTTAGGAAATTATTTAGCTAGTAAACTAGATAAAGAATGACTGGATAAAGTTGAAAAGATTGATAATATAAATCCTTTCACAAGAAATATCGTCACTGGACAAACTGCACAAGATGCATTTGAGGATTTTATTGCTAGCAATTCTTTAGATGTATTTGGTGATACTGAAGAACTTCTACAACAAGGAGATTATAAAGGAGATGATAAGGCTAAACGAACACTACGAGAAGCTAGAGATGCGTTTAATAAAGCAAAATCTCATGTCAACAATATTAATGATAATTTTTACGTTAAAAAATTAGCAGAAAATAAATTTGGAAATGAGGTATTGAATAAGATGTTTTTGCCTGGAGTATCTAATGAAAACAAACAAAGAGCAATTAAAATTATAGCTGACCTGGTTAAACTTGATGCTAAAAAAATTACAGATCAAGCCACAAAAGTTTCTCAAATAGATGCATCTAGAGAGAAATATATAAAAGATCAGCTAGGCTTAGTTTTTGATATTGCGACAGTTGATTCAATTTTAAATGAAATATTTAAAGACGATAAAACTTTTAAAGTTGTTAATACCGCAGTTGCTTTTGATGCTGAATTGTATTTTGTTATAGGAGATGCTGAAATTTATATAGGAGAAGTTAGAAATAACCAATGAGAAGACGGATATTATAAAAAGAATGGAAATTTCGGAATGCTCTTTTATAGAACTGCAATCTCTAGTGGCGGACGTAGTAGAACAAACGTTGAAGACCTTTTCAAAGAAGGAATGTTTAATTTTGCTGATCCTGCAGTAGTTATAGGTGATTCAAAAATAAATAAATTTTTTGCTACATTAATTGAGGAATCTAAAAAACATCCAGATAACAAAATGTTAAAGAATTTTGTTAATTGGATGGAAAGAAACAACGGTAAAGTTATGCAGGCTTATACAAATATTTCATATTTGGATATGACGGACCCTACTAATATTTACCAAGTTCAAAATGAAGTTAAAGAACTAGCAGAACCGGATGGAAGCACAACTAAAGTTAGCCGTCCTTATGCTTATAATGATATGTTTGGAGACTTAATGGGTGTACAAAAAATTGTTTCATTAAAACAACTGTACACTTATTCCGTCTTAATTAAATATGCACAAACCGGAGATTCAACTTATGGACAAATGGCAAATCAAGCCTTCAAAGATGTTCATAGTCAAGCCGATGCAATTAAAAAAGTTAGAGAGATTTTAGGTAGTTCTGCAGAAATGCAAGTTATTCCTGATGGAGTTTTAAAGTCGAAACGAGAGGAAATTAGGTGAAATAATACTAGAAAGTTTAATACTTCGGGACTTCTTTTAAATATAAAGAATACTGAAAAGATTGAAACTCTAATGTTATTAGCTGCCTTACAAGACAATACGAATTTTAAACAATTCTTAATGTCCTTCCAATTGTTTGCTCAAAATGTTTCTAGAAAAAAGAACAAAAATTATGGAGGATTTTCATTTAAATATTATGAAAATTCTGAAATGAAAGGAACCCCAAAATCTGAATATACATTTACGGTTGCTAGAGGCACAAGAAACGCGGTTTGAAGATTGTATAAAATTGAAACCGTAGGAGAAAAAAAGAAAAGAACCCAATTAAATGTTTGAGAATCTGCTATACTCACTCCTGAAATATTTTTTGACGCTATTGGAAGAATTGCAACAAATGAAGGCATTGAAGCTACACCAAAAGAATTCTTAAATAGCGGAAATATTTCAATTCAACCTTGCACAGATTGGTTTATAACTGAAAAAGACGGCACTCAAAAAAGTGGAATCTCTCCAATGAATATTGTAGACTTTTTTGTAAATTTGCTTTCTAATCCTAATCTTGGTAAAGTTTCGAATTTGTTCCCAATTTGTGAACAAATATTTGAATCTCAAAATGGTACGAATTTGTTTAGATCTGGAATATATCTAGAAACTCGTTCTACTGGAGCAAACTACGTTGCTCAAAATGGAAATAGCCAAGATAGTTTTTGAAAGAAAGATCTTACTCAAAATTCTGATATTCCTTATAGCACTGATATTGTTAGAATTTATAATCCAATTCGTTCTCTAGAGCTAATTCCAGTAGCAAAACCAGAAGTAGTTGAGAAATATGATTGAAGAAGTAATCCAGATCTTAAAATAGATTCTCACGATTATGATTTAGCTGATAAAGTTGTACAAAATTCAACAATTACAAATACTGATGAGTTTTTAAATGCAATTAATGTTGAATTAGCTGAAGTAAATAAAGATGCAATTAGAATTCCACAATATACGAGAGACGGTTTAACGTGAACATGAAATACGGCTAAATTAGATGGAAATATAGTTGAAGATTTAGGAAAAAGAGTAATAGTAGAAAAAGATGGTAACTGAATTGTTTATAAAGAGAATGGAGACGTATCCTGCTCATTCTCAAATGAAACAATAAATGTAATTAAACAAGCCGAAAGTATTCCGAAATTCAAAGAAACTTTTAATGAAGTGCTTCTAGCAAAAAAATCACGTACAGAATTAATAAAAATTCCTGGATTTAGAAGTATAGAAAATTGGAAATCATTATTTGAAGCTTTAAATAAAATTTGTTAATGGCTGATTTTTGTACAATTAATTTTAACAATCTTAATCAAAGTTCAATAGACGAATATAATGATTTGGTTAAAGATGATTTAATGGATGATGAACTTTTTGGCCTGACCTTTACGGGAATGTCAGATTCAGAATTAAACCAATTAAAATCAGAACTTTTCAAAGATGGAAAGTGAATAGAAATAAACGAAGAATTTATAAAAAATCATACAGTTACTGAAAATACAGAAGGTGCCCCAGAGAATTCTGGGGACCCTTCTTTAAATCAGTACAATGAATCAAATTATAATGCAGAGACACTTAACTCTCAAAAAGTTATCATTTCTAGATTTATTACTTCAACTTATATTTTAAATAAAATAAATGAAGAATTTAGAGATTGATTGTTTAGAAATTGTATATATGATTATGATAGAAAAGTTAGGGTAGCAAACCCTGACGAAATTTCAGAAAGAATAACCCAGTATAAACAAGAGTTATGTGAAAAATTACGTTCCTTATTAGGACTAGATATAGAAACTAATTTTGTAACCGATGAAAATTTAACAAAATCCATTCAAGATGTTTTAAAAGCGGCTGAAGCTAAAATTAAAGAAGATGGCGCTCAAAATATTAAAGAAGCAAGAAAAACTTTTTATAAATTAGTTTATTTTGACGATATGCTAAAATCTTTAGATTTTGTAGAAAGAGATTCTTCAGTTCCTTCCTATAAGCATACTAAAAATATGTATACTCCAAAATTTGGATCAGATAATATGAGAAAATCTTGGAGTCAAGATGAAACTACAATGGATATGGATGAGATTACTTCTAACTTTACAAAGGAATTTATGAATTATTTACCTTTAGTAAATTCTGATGGTAAGATTAGTAAAACAATGAAAGTTGGATGAAATGGATTTCAAAGATCTGTTACAACTTTTATGAATTGAGTTAGAGAATCGTTAGCTCCCTCTGTTTACGAGCAAATTACAAATGGAGATATAAACGCACTACACAAAGCTTTAAATGATTTTTTAACTTCTGGAAAAGTTAAAGGAAGTATTTATAATGAAATGATTAATACTGAGGCAATTAGGGCTTTACAAAAGTTTATATTTGATAAAAATTCCTCAATTCCAAAAACAATTCAAAATCTCTTTTTTACTCAACTTCTAAAAACAGCTAAACACGCTTATTTGGGATATGATTATGACGCTTCTGAAAATACAATAAATTTAAATTTAATTGAAGATAAAGCAATTAGGTCTGAAAGTTCCCATTTAACTAATATAATTGTTCATAGAATTAAAAGTTTACTTCAAACACCCGAACTTAGAAGGAAAATAGTTGGAGAAAATGATTCTAAATTTACAGATGTTATTGTCACACCTACTGCAATTCCAGGTACATACGCTTTATCTTTTGTATATAACTCAGGTTCTGAACCTTCAAAAACTTATAAATTTCTTATAAATAAAGTTCAAATTGGAGAAGGAAAAAACGCAAAAAATATATGGTCATTTAACGTAGCTCAGGGTTATAACGTTAATTTAAATAATGATTCTAATTTTAAAGATTTAGTTTATGATTTATTTGGATATAATTTAGGACTACCTGAAACAGAAGAAGATAGAGACGTTGTAGATTCTTTTATAAAGGAAACTCTACCCGAAGGAAGGACTTTATTAGACATCTTTGCAGACCCAATTGGAATCACGTTATTGGGGATGATGAGAGATTTACCAACAATCGAAGGAGATTCTAGAAGCCAAATTGAATTTCCTTGAATGGGAGACACAATTAATCTTAAAAATTATTTCAAAAATTATGATGATTTAGCAAAGTTCTTATATTGGTGCTCTGGTTATGATAACAAAAATGTAGTTCGAGATATAAAAGGCGATAAAATTCCGGTTTATGCTCTTGTTTCTGCAATTTTCCAATATGATTCATTATTATATAATGCAAATAAATCTAAAGGAAATCCAGAATCGATATACAATGCGATTGCTTCTTCTAATCCTCTTTTAAATGGTGATATTCGCGCACAATCTCCATTAATCAGAAATGGAATTGCAACCAGTTTAGGAAAGAAGAGTGCCTCTCAAATGACTGCAGGAGAATTTCTAATTACCAACGCATTTATTGATTATGGACAATCAATTTTATTTGATCCAAAGAAAAAAATTGATGGATATAGAGCGCACAGACTGCTTGATGGAAATACCGTTATGATTCAATTTACGGTATTTTCAGATAAATCTCAACAATTTGTTATTCCTTTCACTTTTAAACAGGGGTCTAAAGTTTTAAAAAGCCTTAAAAAACTAGCAGTTGAACAAAACTCTGATGCAGAAACGTTTTTAGCTTCATATATTTATAATTGACAAAGAAACAAATATTTAGGAATATTAAATAATATTGCAACTAAATATAGTAAAGTTTATGGTGTTAATTTTAATCCATTTAGTACTATTGATGAAAATGGAAATGTAATTATTAATGTAGACGCAATTGAATCTTTAAATTCTTTTATTGCTGAAAAATCTAAAAACGTAACTCGACTTAGAGAGGAATTTAAAAAGGCAGGGGTAGATCTAGTAGAAGAAATAGATTTCTCCAAAGGAGGTTTAAATACCGCTTTTATAGAAAAACTTACAAATATATTTAACTCTCAAGCCTCTACTGAACTTTATTTAGAAAAGCAAAAAAGAGTACTTATTCAAGATATTGTAAATAACAATGTTAGTCTTTACGACAATGCTGTAAATATTCCTCAAATTATTGAAGACTGAAAATCAAATAGAAAAATTCATCTCTACAAAGTTTATCAAGAAGTTAATGGAAAAAAGATTGATGTAACTGATGAAATTGATGAAGATAATTTATTAATTAATGGAGAGATAAATCCAGAATATTCTGTAGAATTAAATCCAATCTTAAATTCATGATTATATGCAGATGGAATTTGTTCTCAAAGTTATGAAGAAATTTTCTTTGGATTAAATGAAAATAATCCAAACAAAAGTAAAGGCGATGGAGAATCGAGAGTTTCAGGAAGACTGTTAGCTCACTACAAAAGAACCGTTCCTGCAGGATCTACTGTGCATCTTTATATGCAAGGACTGAATAATGGCGTTCCTAAACAATTTAGAGCTGCGGTAATTGATGATTTGTATTTCCCTTATGCCACAAATTCAATTGGAGAAGTTTATTCTGAGAAGCCGCATGATGGTGGTGCATGAGAAAATCCTTTATATGCAATTTGAGCAAGGAATTCTTTAGGATCTGCTGCCACTGGAACTGCCATGGCAAAAACTATTCACCACGATGTAGATGCAAATGGTAATGGAATTCTTTGTAAATGGGCTACTTATACAATTACAAATGCAATTCGTAGAAATTCTCAAAATTCCGCAATTTCAATGGAAAATATTCTTAAAAAGATGAATAATGTTTCTATTGATGCTTTGTTTAAAACTTCATATTTTGATCCAGAACAAGCTCTAAATAATGTCTTAAAGAGCTACGGAGAAATTTGAGTAAATGATATATATGGAGTTCCTAAAAAAATTAGTAACATAAAAGTTAATAATAGCTATGGTGTTCCTACAATAACTGTTAATTATGTAGATACAGATGGAAATACTAGTAGTAAAACGTTTGGTCAGAATGGGCTAACTGTTTATGATCTCGATCAAGTTTTTGGTGGAGCGTGAATTCAGAAAAAAACAAACGGAATTTTAGATTATGCCGAAAATCTTCAAAATGAAATGGTCGTAGATTTCTTAACAAGAGCGACTAATGATGCAAATTTTGATGTTAGGGAGCAAGTAATTTCATATTTGATTAATACTTCTGCAATTAAAAGAGGCGCGGTAAATGTCAATGATTCGTTGGGCAATTATGACGATGAGCCATTGTCAACAATGATGATTAGCACAAAGTACGGAGGCTTAATGATGGACTCTGAGCATGATGTAGATGGTCATGTACGAGAAATGTCTCAGATTATGTCTTCTCTTGTGCAAAATGGCTATTCAGAAGCGGATGCTCGAAAAATTTATTTAGATATTGGAAAAATTATTGAAGCTACTGGTAAAAATCTATTTGATGGAACTTCGCTTTCTTCAGAAGAAAGAAAGAATGTAATCGAAAGAATGCTAGTTAGAGCGCTTAAAGTTTCTAAAACTGGTGGAATTGGATCATCAGAGTCAATTGTTCTTTATGCAGATAGAGAAATAAAAGATAAAGATGGAAAAATTCAACGTCTTTCTGTTCCTTTTTCTCTTTCTGATATAAAAAGCAAATTCCAAGCAACTGTTAATTCATATTTAACAAACGAAGCAATTATACGTAAATACCCTGGTTTACAAGCAGTTAATACTCCGTCTAGAGGAATTATTCAATATTATAAATTTAATGATGGAGTGTTTAATTATGAATCTGCTGTCAAAAAGGTTTTACAAAATATGACTCCAGAAGAAAGATTGAATCTTTCTGCTTTCTTTGATGAGCAAATTTTGGATTATAATGATGAAACTGTTGTTAAACATGCGTTTAAACCTTATAAAACAAGAAAGACTTATGAATTATTTAATTCTCTTTCTTATTTCTTAGGGAGAATTCCGGACGGAAAAATTTCTTATTTGAATTTTAAAGAGAAATATGGAAAACTTCCGCATGGGTTATTTGAAGCGCAAGTTGCTGAGGAATTTCCACTTATTTCAACAGATCCTAAATATATAGAATCATACAATACTGCAATTGCTCAATTATATGAACTTTCTCATACTTCTGATCCTGAGATCATTACAGATGTTTGTGAAGGACAATTCTTAAAAAAGATTTTTGATCCAAGACAATTGCAAATTGGACAATCAATTTTAGTTAAAAAGAAAGGAGATAAGTTCTTTAGAAAAATTGTTTTAGAAAGTGCTTACCAGAGAGATTTATGGGTTAATCTAGAGAATCCAGATAATTTAGAAATCTATAGAATAGTTTTAGCTCCAGAGGATTTGAAACAGCCACAATTACAATTTGGTTGCAAAGTAGACGATGAAGATTTTGGAATGAAAACTGAATGAGATTTAGATGTTGTACGAGCAATGTACTATTTTAGAGAAATTAGTGCAAAAGAACCTGCAGAAAGATCTAAAATTCAATTCTTAGATGAAAAATTAAATTTAATTGATAAAGTTTTAAATAAGGTTTTAAACTTTGGAAATAAATATAATTTCTCTAGAAACGCCAATCTTATTTTTACTCCAGAATTTGATCCAATGAATACTGATAAGACAACTCAAGAACAAATTCTGAAGATTTTGAGAGCTTATCAACAAGAAATTTACTACCAGTTAAAACAAAGAGGAACTTTAACTTCTAATGATGAAATTCTGGGAGATCAAGAAGCATTTAATATTTGAGATGCACTTACCGTGGACCGATTTGGCTTACAAAGTATTACATTTAAAGAATGTACTCCAGGAGAAATTGCAGTCTCTGCTGCTTATGCCAAGGAATTTATGATTAGAGAAAGTGATGATCTAGGTCAAATCCTAAAAGAAGGAGCTAATTTCTTTAGAAGAAGATTGTTTAAATTAAATGATGTTTCTCAAGATTTAAATTCAAACCAATATGACGCTGTTTTAATCGATAAATTAGGAAACCAAACTGTTGTAAAAGTAGTAAAACCAGATGAAGTTTGAAATCCAGTTGATGAAAATGGAGAACCACTTTTCTATGAAGACGGAGAAGGGGTTAATAGACAAGCAGTTAATGTTTTATATAATGGATATGAAATTTGCTCTAATGACGATTGGGATTCTAAAAAAATTAAAATTGGAAAAATAGCAAGATCTGTAAAGGGTAAGCCTTATAAAATAATTGTTCTTCAAGATATTAATGATTTAAAACTTTTTGAAGATTCTCCCCAATTTATTTCTAGAGAAACTCTTTTTAATTTTACAAGAGAGAATGTTAGAACTGTTTTTAGTTATGCTAAAAATAAATTAAAGAGAAATAAGAAAAGTGAATATGGAATTAAATCTGGAATTCATACTTTTTACATACCTGAAGAAGATGCTCCACAAAATTTAAATACACTCCAAAATTGAGGACGAGATCAATATGAAAGTTATGTGGATAGAAGAGCAGAACTTTTAGCTAAAAACTTTGAAAAAACACTTCTTTATTTTGGTACTCGTATTCCTTCTCAAGCAATGCAATCTGGTATGTCTCTAAAAGTTGTAACTTTTGTAGGTAACGGTGGAAACCAAGTGTTTATTCCTGGAGCAATGCATTGGTTTGAAGGTGCGGATTATGATATCGATAAAACTTATATGATGAGGTTAGGATTAACTAATGGATATTTAGACATTCTTTCTGATTTATATGAAGATTTTGGGGATAAATGCTCTAAATTGAGTCTTCCAAATAAAGATATTTCATACAAACTTATAAACAATATTGGACCGTTAGATTCTACTGTCATTGCTGGTTTAGAAAATAATTCCGGAAGATTCTTCTATGGAGGAACGCATTATGTAACCATTTCTGCCTTAATGGATTCTCCAGATTATAATCTGAACAATGATGAGATGTTCAAAAGTATTAAAAAGATTCTTGATGATTCTGAGCAAAACGCTGATGCGAGCAAAAATATAGTAGTTGTAAATGATAATAATTATGATGTTGATGTTGTTGAAGAATTAACGGACGCTCTTGGAGATTTCCTTAAAAAGCACAATGAAACAAAAATAGGTAAGAGTGAAAAAGTTGCTACTGCTTTAATGAATAGAAATGTGCTTAATGCATATGATATTTTTAAAGATCCATTGAATTTCATAAGTGCTTCTGATCCAATTAGTTTTGGAGAAATTGCAGAATATGCAAAGAATTCAACACTTGGAGGTAGAGAAAAATATGTTTCAATTTGAAATGGTAGTTCCAAAGGAATTATGCAGGAGCAATTTATGCTTGGTAAAGCTGAAATTGGAATTATTGCAACTGCAATTAAGGGGTATTTGTTAAAGACAAATGTCGTTAATGCTGCAGTACTTCGTGCTGCGGACGCAATTAGACGAGGCGATATGGAAAAAGCCCTTGAAATCCTAAATAAATATTGTTTTACAATTAAAGATATTAATGGAACAACTAGATTAGGAATTTTAGCAAATATTAATTTTAGACCTTTATATGAAGCTTGCAATTCTGTTTTAAATGGAAATGCTTCTCATAGTTTTGTTAGGAATGTTCCTCAAAAGTTTAGTGGTTATAGTCATGACAACGGCAGTTTTGATACAATTCAATTCTTAAATGATTTGAGTGAGCAAAATGCAAAAGAAGATGTGCTAATGGCACTCAGTGCCTTGTTATCGGCTAGCACCGACAACGCTAAAGAGCTAATTTTAAGTAAAATTAATGCTTCTCAATCTACAATTGATTTATTCTGTTCTATGCTTGGAACTGGTTATTCCATAAAAGAAATTCTTGATGTTTTCTCATCTCCGTGATTTACATTGGCAGATACTTTGATGAAGAATAATCTATATGCACAATCTGATAATTCTAAAACTTTAGGAAAAGTTATAGACTTTATAACTGGAACGGGAACTTTGCTTTCGGGGAAATACCAACAAAGATTTATAGAATTGTTAAATTGTGATGAATTTTTGCACAAAACAACTGATTCTGGAAAGAGAGTCTTCAGATTTAATAAAGAGGCTGAAAGATATTATAACGAATATATAGCACCAATTCAAGATCTAGATAGTACTTATAAAGGAGATAAAAATTCTGATGATCCGATGAAAAGAAAGAGTACTATGGAGAAACGTCTGGAATTTGCAACTATGCTTCTAGTTGGAGATAATTTTAGGGAAACTTTAGCTGCTCTAGAAGACTTTTATAATAAAGTTCAAGATCTAAATATAAAATTAGGTAAAAGAAAATCCAAGTCACAAGGAGATGAAGAATCTCAAGATGATTATATGGATTATTTGATGCAAGTAGAAGATACTTCTGAGCCTGATTACGGTCTAGAAGAACCAGAAGAACCCAATTATGAGCAAGAAGACGATTTTAATTTTGATTTTGAAGATCCCGAAATGGGAGGAGCAAAGAAAACTAGAATAATTAAAACATTGACTTTTAGAGATTTTACTTTAGAAGATGTAAATACAATTCGAGCTTATTTAGACGATGTTATGTTTAAAAATAAAATGGAAGCTCGAATAAAAAGAAACGGAAATCAAAGTAATGAAATTCTAGTAAAAATAAAGGAAGAAGTTATTCCAATTTCTGACGAGAATAAAGTCCTAGGAAAAATGGACAAGAGTAATCAAGGACTAGTTAGTACTTCTGAAGATTTATATAATTTTGTTAAAGCAATAGAAATATATTTTAATAATGAATTGAGAAGATTTTCTCAAAATAATTCAGATGAAGATCTTCCAGATAAATTCAATTTGGAAGAATTCTTAACTGACGAAGTCACTCAAAAACTAATGATTGAAGTGTTTGATAAATTTAAACACGAATCTAACGTTCTTAGAATGATGAAAGAATCGGATAATTTCTGAAACATGTTCAAGATCTATAAAAAGGCTATAGAAAATAGTAAATTACAATATAATACAGATCTTACATGGAAACTAGTTAATCGAGTTCTTAAAGCAATTTATAAAGATCAAAATAATGCTGAGTTGTATCATAAAGTTACTAAAGAGCAATATAAAATAATTAATTCAGTTGTTTCCGATGCTTTAGTTTTTGGTTTCCTAAAATCTCTTCCTGAAAATCAAAGAATCTTTTCATATCCTAAAGGAGTAGCTTATTATCCTGAAAGTGCAAATCAATTTGCTTCTAATGGAAATGATTGAACTTACGATTCTCCGGAAGAAAGTTGGTCAGAAGGAACAATAGATATAGGTACTGCTTCAGGAGCCGCAACGTTTAAACGTTGAATGGAAACAACACTCCTCAATCAATTAAAAGATTCTTATAAAGATAATGCTTTTATTAGAAACCTTCATACTGAAGAAAGGTACGATTCTATACAAAAACAAGGAACTCCTTATTTAACCGTTGGAATAGATATGACAAACATTTCAAATTCTACAAAACTTAAATCTCAATTTAATACAGTAAAAATTGCTTATGATAAAATTGCAGATGAATGAATTGAGTTTTATGGAAATAAAATGAAAATTAAAGATTTGTTTTATTTATACAATTTAATACAAAATAAAGGAGTGCCTTCTAGCAATAGTTTTAATGCTTTCTTTGGGGACCAAATTATAAATGGGATTATGGACGATAGCACAGTAATGAACAAACACTGGACTTTCTTAAATAATCTAGATACATTAAAAACCAGTGAACACAGAGACGCTTTTGAGGCTAATTTTATGGAAAATCTAGTAAAAGACTCATTATGAAGATTAGCTTCAAACCTCAGTTCTAGAATTCAAATAAATGCTCAAAGTGAGGAAAATAGAATTAAACCAGTAACTTCTAAAGATGGAAGATTAATTGGATATGATATAGATGGAGTTCCTATTTATTTAATTGGTGGGGATTTTAGATTTAATTTGCCATTTACTAGTGGAGTGGTTTATAATCAACGTCCTTCTATGCTTGGCGCAATAAATACTTCTACACACTTTTTCTCTGAAAGAAACGGTAATACATCTAGAATTAAAACACAAACATTCCTCAGTAATGCATTGGCTGCTTATAAAGATTATATAAAAATTCTAGAAAGTGAGTCTCAAATAGACGAATTACCTCTAACTGAAGATGAAAAGGCATTAGTTAAAACTTGAAGTTTGTTTGCTCACAATGGAATATTTTATATAAATATGGATTCTATTGATAATTTGACTCCTGCTAGGGTTATAGTGCCGTTAATGTCAATAGTTGCAAATAACTATAAAGATGAAAATGGAAATTATATTTACAAGGAAATGTGAAATAATCTTTTGAGTAGTCTTAAAAATAGTCAATTCTACGATAGTTATTATAAAAAGACATTTAATGGAAATAATCCTGATGCTCAATTCTTTAGAGAATTTGCAGGGACATCTGTAGATGAATTGGTATTAGCAACTTATATAACAGATCAATTAATTACTGATAGGATCTTTGATAGTGAGGAATCTAAATCTCAAACTCAAGAAGAATTTAATGAAGGAATTAAAACAATTGTAAATCGACTTTTAGGATTAAATATGACAGTTAAAGATCTTCCTACTCTTTCATTTGCCAATTTAGGGCAAATAATTAGAGGCTTTGGAACTATGATTCGAAAAGTAGGTTCTGATTTTAAAACTACCGTTGTAGAAAACGCAAATATGAGAAATCTTATACGAGAGATGATTAATCAACATAAATTAACAATTAGTGGAAACTGCTAGTTATGAGTAAATGTAATATAGAAATAGAGCATGATGGAATAGTGGAAAGATTCGATAGTTATTCGGATCTTCTAGTATTTATAGATAAAAACATGGCTGCTTTATGAGGACAGTATTTCTCTTCGGGTAAAACCGAAGGGAAATCTGCCCCTTTAATTAGATATAGAATAACCGATCCAGGACTAACTGAAATGGAAGATTCCACTAGGGGAAAATTTATTAACGATAATTCTAGTACAGTGGTTTCCTATGAAAGCGATGGAGGTAGTATTATAGAAGAAGTTACAAAAAACCATAAAAAATTAGATAATGGAGTAGGAGTTACTACGGTAATTTCAACTAAATTCGATTTTAATGGGGAAGAGAAATGCTTAAAGGGTAAATATTTCAACAAAAATTACGTTTATACTAAACTAAAAAATAACCCAGATATTTTAAATTTAGAAGAAACATATAATAAATACAAACACTTACAAAATTGAAAGGCAGAACAAGGTAATTTTATTCATGGTTGTTTGGAAGCCGCGATCTTAGACAAAGCAATGCCTGTTTCTACCACTATTTCTAAAGAAGTTCAAGAATCCATCTATGAACAAGCTAGAAATTTTGTAGACAAACTTAGAGAGATTCATGGAGAAGATTGTGAATTTGAAGTTGAATATCCAATTGTTGCAAAACAAGTTTCTAAAAAGTTTAAAAGTTTTATAGATCCAGATGGGTCTAAAGGAATTAATACAATATATGGATTTGCTGATTTGTTAGTAAAAGATAAAGATGGAAATATTCATCTTTATGATTTTAAAACTTCTGAAACTCCTTATAATAGAATGTCTTCAACTCAAAAGCATGGATACGCTTCTCAATTAGCTGTTTATGCACAAATGCTTAGACAATGGGGAATTAAAATAGACGATTCTAATATTCATGTGGTTCCAATAGAAATGGTTTTAAAAACTGATTCTGAAGGGGGGAAAATAGAAGAACTAGAAAATGTTAATTTTTGAAATCCTTCTGCTTCTAGAAACGGGTTTCCGTCATTGACTTTATTATGGAATCGCTATGATAAAGGAATGACTACAATGAAAATTAATCAATGGATTCCTACTAGGGCAAACGTTTCAATTTCAAACCTAGATGAAAATGTTTCTAAATTGATTAGTGAAATCTTTCCACCTGAATTATTGGGATATGGAAGTGTTGCATCTTCTGAAAGTAATCGAGAAAGCACAATTCAAGATATTAAAGACCGACTTATAAATATTCGTCCAGGAACCAATGATTATGAATTAGGATTTAGAAAAAAACTGAGACTTAATCGATTTATAGATTCTGATGAATTAATGGAGTTTGGAGATGTTGCTAATGGTTATTTATATATAATGGAAGATAAAATAGATGAGGCTTGTAGAGCTTATGCTGCTTTATACAATGAAATTAATAAGGTAAATCTTCTAAATCAGGGAAAAGAATTGGTAGATGTGCTAGAAAGCGGATCTGTTGAAATTCTTGAAGAGTATATAGAAAAATTAGGAGGAGATAAACAAAGAAACTGAACTAGAATACAATTAATCCCTTATGTTAAAAATGGTTGAAAAATTATTTCAAATGAACAACTTTTAGCAAATGGAATTATCATATTTTCCAATGAAAAAACTAGTGGAAGACCTGAATATGATATAGTTATGCTTTCTAATAGACATCTTCATACTATATATAATTTTGCTAAATCTCAAGCTACTTCTAAAGAAGCAACTTCTGTGGCGGGAGCTTTCTTTTATGATGACGAAGGAATTGATAATAAAAATGTTTTAAAAGCCGAATATGGTAATATGTTGTTAATGAAAGCAATGGCTTATATAACTTCTAATACTGAATTTTTTAAACAAGCTACGATCAGATCAGTCAGAGCGTGAAATATAGGCCAAGGAGAAGAAACATATGCAGGAAATACAATGCTCCAAAGAAGCTGAACAACAATAATGAGAGGTTTTTATAACAAAGGAGTTCCTGAATTTGATTCTGAGGGAAAAGTTGTTAGAGATTCCAATAGATCTCCAGTTAGACATAGAAAGTCCATTAAAGGAATTGCTAGTTCTTATACTGAAGGTGGAGAAGTTAAATATATATTTCAACCTGATGCAAAGGCATTGTTAGATATAGCAATTGATATATTAACGGATTCTCCAAATGAAAATCGTCTTAAAGTTTTAGATAGCCTTGATTTAGAAGAACTTTCATTAGAAGAAGCTGTTGAGCAACAAATTATGGCATTGCTTAGAAGTTATTCTAACCATTGTACAAATTCTAGAGGAGAAATTACTGATCCTACTGATATTTCTGCAAATGAAGATTCCGTAGCAAAACATTATGTTTTGCAAGCATGGCTCGCCTTAAAAGGCAAATATTTAACCTGAGAAAAAGATATGGGCTGAGGTGAGTCAAATATTACAGCTCCTGCAATGGCTGAATCTACAATTGCAAGAACGGTAAATGATATAATGGCTTCTTATATGAACTCTTTACGAAGAGATTATGTAAAATCCGCAAGAGATTGAAGATCAATTCTTTTAAAATGTTATGAAGAAATGGGACAAAATCCAGGAACAATGAATGAAAATAAATTTTTCTCAGATTATTTTGTAAAAAATAAAGAGAAATATAAACTTTATTCATTGGCAGAATTTGCAAATAAATATGGTGAAGAATCATATATGTACAAGTTAATGGAAATGTTTCAGAGAAGGAAAACAAAAGATGGAATTGAATATTCTGAAAATATTCCATTAGTAAAAGGTGGGCCACTAGAAAGATTATACTCTCAAGGAATAATCAAGAAAGTGTGGGAAGATGCAAAAGAAGCATGAAACTTATTTAAGGCCCCAATCGATGATGAATTTTCCCATCCTGATTATATGGTTCTAGATGGAGATGAGCAAACTAGAGAAGACGCACTTTCTAACCACGAAAAAGGTTATTATTCTTTTAATCTAGATTATGTGTTCCTTCATAATTTACAACAACAAAAACGTAAGTATTGGCAAATTCAATATGATCCTATTTTTGCTGCTGTGAAAAATGGAATTGCTTTTATGAACCAATTTCAGGGAGGACTTAATCAAGATGAAAAGAGACTTAGTATGACTGAAAAATGAGTAAATGATTATATCAAAACCCGTTATGAAAACAAAAGTATAATTGATAAATCATTGCGTAAATGAATGGGTTTAATTGATCAAATTACTAGTTTAGCTTCTGGAGTCCAACTTTGGTTCAACTCTCGTGCAATGGTTCGAGAAATGTTTACCTCTTTGTCGATTGGCGTTACTAGATCTTTAGCACAAGAATATCCTACAATTACTTCCGAAATGTACAAAAAAGCATTAGAAAGAGTAATTGGAGCAGAAAATAAACTTGACTTAGATGGAATGTTATATCAACAAAACTCTTATTTTGGAATGGCAAATATGGACGTCTCTGGTTTAGCCGATGCAATGAAAACAGGAAGATGAAATTTCTGGAATCTCTCATCTAGATCTCCATATATAACGTCCTCACTGCCAGATCTTTATTATAGAAATGCAATTCTTCTAGCTAAAATGATTGCAGATGGAGTAGATGAAGCTTATTATATTGACGAAGATGGGGTTTATAGATATCATTTTGATAAAGATAAACGTTTTGAAATTTTAAAAACTGGAGGAAGAAATCTTTCAAAAGAAGATTACGAAAGATATTTAAAAACTGTAGTTCTATATAATGAAATTGTAGATGACTTAAACACTAGAAGAGAATTATACGAAACTGATGGAAAAATACCAGCTATGCTAGAACATATTCAAGTAGGCGATACTCATATTCCTGCTTTATGAGATGCTTATACTGATGCAGAATTGCAAGGAATACGCAACTATTCTGATAAACTTTACGGTCACTATAATAGTGAAAATGAAATGGCACTCAAAAAGCAATTTTTAGGTCATTATCTACTTCAATATAGAACCTTCATGTCATCTCGTTTGGAACAAAACTTCCAAGGAGAACACACTACTAATATAGTTCATTATAGATACTATTCTAATGCCGATGGTAAACAACTTTATAAAGTCATGCAAAACGACGGTTCTTATGTAATAAAACCAGAAGATGAAGTTTCGGAAGAAGATAAAGCAAAGGGAAATGCAATTGTTTATATGGAAAAAGTAGGACTGAATCAGCCAGGAATGGTTACTAATTTACTTAATGGAGCAAAAGCTTTAATTCACTTTAAAGAAAATCCAGAAGATTTTAAATCTTGGTGAGCTGCTCCAATTCATAGACAATTACTTACACTTTTCTTATTAGATAACTTTGTTACTGCATTACTGATGTTTGTACTTAATTGAGCTATAGGAAACAAGAAAAACACTAAATATCAACCAATTAAAAATGATAATTGGTGGAGAAGATGAACTTACGGAGTCTTAGCAGGCTCCTTCCAAGATGGTCCTATTTGAAATCTTATAGGACAAATCGATTCTCTAAACCCTCCAGTTATTTCTCAGGTAAATAATTGATACCAAGATATTTGTAGAGTGCTAACTGGAGATGAAAATATTATGCATGCATTAGTAGAAAACTTTGGTATGACCCGAGAGTTTTCTCATTATTTTGACTTAGACCAATATGGTTTATAGTTTTTGGGTTTAAAAAAAGCCGGGAAGGAATCACTCCTTACCCGGCTAATTTTATATCATTCTTCTTCCTAATTTTTTAACAATTTCTTCATATTCTTCATGTTCTACTTTATCTTTTTCATCGGTAAAGGTATAAAGAATTGCCCATTGATTAGGGAAATTGATTGAAGGTTTTATAACAAAATATCTAAAATATTTTTGTCCAGTATAATAAATACCATTAGAAATTCGAATTCGTTGTAAATCTTCAGTTAATAAATAATTAGTTGAAGGTCAAAACAATGCTCGAATTGTAAATATTCTTGGCTTCTCAATTTTTGGTTTAAAATTGCCAATCATTACAGTGAATCTTCAACATTCACACTATCAACTACTTCCGTAGTGTCAATTTGATTATCAATATTAACAGATTTATTTCTATTTTCGCAACTACAAATCATTGCAGCCGCAATTAGAATAATTATAATTTTCTTCATATTCAATTTTATTTAAATCACTTAAATAATTCTTTATCTTTCTCATTAGTAGCCTTTTAGAAACAATATTATCAGCTGCTTCATATTTAGTATATAA